TTAATTTTTCACCACCTCGTTTTGGGGCATGGTTGGGGCAAACTCGCTGAGCTGTGTATTTAACAGGGCTACCTGTGCATTATTGTTTTCAGACATCCATTTCCCGTATACCTGAAACACCATTTGCGCATCTGCATGTCCCATCTGGTTTGCTATGAATGCCGGGTTGGCACCGGCTGTCAACGACCAGCAGGCATAAGTATGTCTCGACTGATATGATTTGCGGTGGCGGAGGCCAGCGCGCTTTATCGCTGCGTCCCACATCTGCCTTATTGAGTCAACGGTAAAATGGTCACCATAATTTTTTACTCTCGCTGACACTTCAGGTTGAAAAACAAAGGTGCATTTTTGTTTTTCTGTTCTGCCGAACTCTCTGAGGTGAACGTCAATAATATGTTCTTTGCTCAGCCTCGTTAGTGTCATCTGACTCCTGAGAGCGTCGATTGCAGGCTTGATAAGGTGAATTACCCGATTGGTACCAGCCTGTGTTTTCGGTACCGTAAAACGATCTTTTGCTAAATTTCTCCTGATCATCATTGTTCCATTTTTCAGATCTATGTCCTCCCATCCAAGTGCACACAGCTCACCAGGGCGAACGCCAGTATAAACAGAAACACACCATAAATTTTTTGCTTGCTGATTTCTGCACGCATCGATAAGACGGATAAATTCCTCCCGCGAAAGAGGATCCGGAATGGTTCTTGATTCCTTTAATGGCGAGATCCCCTTAAACGGATTATCTGCCAGGTAACCGTTATCAACACCAAACTGGAACACGGCGTTAAGATTTGTCATGTAATTATTTACAGTCACAGCCGATCTCCCTGGTTGTGTAACAATATAGTTACTTTTGGGGATCTGGTATCCAGTCAGTAGCTCTTTACGAACCTCCAGTAATTTTTCTTTATTAATCGATGAGGCAAGATTTTTTTCACCGATTATGCTCAGGATATTTTTGATGACGGCACGGTATGTGTTGAGTGATGTTTTGGCGACTTCAGTTTCTTTCAGTGCCAGAAATTTTTCAGCCAGTTCTTTTATGGTTAAATCTTGTCGGGCCTCACCAAATTTTTCCAGATTGCGTGAGGAGGGAAACTGTTTTGCATAGTCGAAAACACCAGTTTTTATTGCGTAACAAACAGAGGAGCGTAGTTCACCTGCAACGCGCCTGTTTTTTGCTGTGTCAGGAACCCCCAGATTTTCCCTGACTCTTACGCCTTTATAAACAAACCAGATACGTAATTTCCCTCCATGGTTTTCCACGCCTGTCGGATATTTCATTTCAACTTCTCTCATTAGTTAGTGTGGCTTTTAGTCAAGTAAGATGACGTCTTGGTCTCGCTGATGCCTGGCGCTCAATCCAGCGATCAATTTCTTCCAGGTTGTAAAAGCATGGACTGTTATCCCATGGCATACCGTCATGAGCGACATGCTTATATTCCCTTCCTTCCATAAACGATTTTTCCCGGGCCTTTTTTAACGTACCTTTTTTTATTCCTTTCAGCGCAATTAACTGCTCTTCGGATACCCATTTGCCGGGAGAGACAATCATGATTACTTCGCTCATCGATTTCTTTATCTCTTACATCAGACGAGCGCCGGTTGCAGAATACCAGTCACAACCGGCGACAGTTGAACATTAAGAATCAGCCTGACTCGGGATCAGTTTTTGCCAGATAACTGAAACGTATTTTGCCTGGTAACGGGCGTCATCAAGTGCATTATGGCGCTCACCTTCGAATGGAATAGCCGTTCTGGCATCGAAGTCTATGGCTTTCCCCAGCTCAACGATTGTGCGTACATCGCGATCGTTGTAGTAACGCCACGGGCAGGGGATCCCCTGCCGTTCGTATGAACGGCGCAAAATCGTGTTGTCGAAGTTGGCTCCATTTCCCCAGACCTGAACAAAAAATTCACCGGAGTTTTCGTCGATAAATTCCCGCAATTGTAACAGTGCATCATCTAACGGGATTTCATCGGTCATAATGGCAGATTGCGCTTCGCGTGATTGCTTAAGCCACCATTTAATGGTGTCCCGATCAATGACTCCGCCAGCAGTTTCCAGATCGATAGTCTTACTAAATTCCGGTCCCATATCTCCGGTTTGCGGATCGAAAAATATTGCACCTATTGAGATAATCGGGGCATCAGGATTTTTTCCCATGGTTTCAAGGTCGATCATTAGATGGTCACACGTCCTGCTGGTGGATGTGATAACGTGATGACCGTTCACCTTAATTAAGGGATCTGCCGTCTCGCCAGTTTCACTATCGCTGGCGTGGTCCTGAGCGCTGCCAGCATTCTCCTTGTGTGGATGTTCAGCGCCTTCCATTTTCTCCGAATCGTCTTCCTGAACTTCAACCTGGTTCTTGTCATCGAATGTTTCCTGGTATGTTGCGTCGCCCATCACCGCACCACATTCAGGGCAGTTGCCGCCACCGCTCTGACCGCAGGCGGTGCAGACTTTTTCCGCTTCCTGTTGCGCTACCGGTTCGGATTGTTTCGTTTCTGGCTCGTTTTGTAACGCATTTTGGCTGTTTTGTTCCGCTTTCTGGTTGTTCTGTTCCGTTTCTTGCTGGTTTTGGTTCACAGAATCGCGGGTTTCAATCCCCTTCACCCATTTCGGATCATTCGGGTCGCTAATCCCTGCAACAAATTCTCCGCGAGAGGCAGCAAGCAGTTCATTAGCGTCAGGCTGGCTGATATTGCCTGCCTGCATAATTTTGTTTACTTCGTCAGCGGTAACTTTTACCGGCTCTGGTTGTGCGGTCGTGTCAGATGCACCAGTATTTTGTTGTGAGCCTGAGTATGTACCGTTTTTGCGGGCAAAATATTCTTCTTTCGTGATTTCAGTAGCCCCTGCAGCCAGCGCCTTATTCAGACCAGAAAGTTTGTTTGCACGACCATATTTTTCGCCATCCTTATCGGTGAAAAGGAAGTAGAACGGCCCCTCACGCTCTACAGATGGTTCAGTTTCCAGCGTGCTTTCATTTTTTTGGGTATCAGATACTTCAGTTTCCACTGCATCAGTTTGTGCTGCTGACGGCTGGAGAATATCAGCAGTGTTCTGGTCTGTTTCTTCATCCTCAAACACGCCCTTTGTCGCCAGGTATTCAGTGATGTATTTGTTCAGTGCTACGGGATCTTTGTGAATGTCGATCGGACGCTCACGGACAAGGCCAAAAATAGTCTGACGGTCGTAGCGAACGGCATCGGGGTGTTTGCGCATTGATGCGGAAATGCGCTTCCAGTCTTCGCGATCTTTGTCGATAACTTCATTTTTTGCCCAACGATGGATGCTGCCGTCAATGTTTCCGGCATTAATATCGCCAGGCCACAGAGCGTAGGCCAGTTCTTCATCCAGCGTTTTCCATGTCTGCTTGTATTCGCGACGAATGGCGGCAGTGGCGGGGGTGATTTTTCCTGCTGAGTTTTCAGTGTGCTGCCGGTTGACTCTGGCGCGGGCAAGATCAACAACAGACGTGTATTTCCCGGTTTCTTTGCGTTCGGCTTCGCGACGTTTTTTCCAGGTGCGTAATTCTGTCTGGATCTCAGGCCATTTTGCACCCGGCTTACATTTATGTTTAACCCACCCGATGGCGAGCAGCTTTAGTTCTGAATACATGACGTTAACCTCAGGCATTTTCATCAATGCCTCAACGATATGCCCGTCGAATGTTGCCATGTCCTCCTGCAACAATTCCTGTGCACTAATCACCATATCAACGGTGATGTTTTCACATGTACCGAACTTAACCAGGACCGCGTTCTGTACTTCAAGGGACAGCTTGTCAAAATTGACGTTCATCGGATCGGATTCTGGTTCGACCGGGACAAAGGAAGCGCCTTCCTCATCCCAGCGGTTTTCCAGCATATATTCGGTATCCCAGGAGTCGATGGCAGGGCGGGGCATGCCGGGTTTATCCTCGCAGACAAGAAATTTATAAGCGCAGTCCTGAGCAGCCGGATATTGCTCCAGAAATTGCCAGGTAAATTTGGCACGAGCGCGACGTTCGTCGCCGGCTTCAATGGCAGTGGCTACAGCGACTGCACCTTCTTCCTTTATTGCCTGTTCGTCCGGAATGGCGGCGCAAATAAAGACTTTACTCATTTTGTTTTAACCTCATTACAGATTTTAGGGTGAACAAATCCCTGCCATTGCTGGCATATAAAATGAAACCGGATATTAATTACGGCGCTGTTTTAAGTCCTGCCGGGATTTCGTTATTATCCATGTGAATAACTTTATCGACCGGATAGCAGTTACCGGGAATTTTTTGTTCTGCTGCGGCAGCCATGCATTCTTTCATTGAACTGTATACGCCAGTAACCATGTCAACTGGTTCACCGGAAACAAGAAAAACCGTCAGAACAAGTGCAAATGTGGTATTCATTGCCAGTATCCTTTTTGCATCAGACGTAAACGGGCCAGCATTGAAACAATGCATATTTGATTTAATAACTCCCGTTCGTGTTTTCTCTTATTAATGGCATCTTCAGTAAATGCAGGGTTACTGATTTTGACACCAATTTCAAAACAACCTTCAGACGTATTAACGTTTGGTAATAACGTTTCCATTATCGCGTCCTCAACAATGAATTTTGTGATGCGGTGCCTGGTGCCTCCAGGTGACGTTAACCAGTTAACAATTAACGCCGGATACAGAGAACCCACCCATAAGAACCAATACGGAAGTCAACTGGCCTTTTTAACTGTTCCGCGTGCGCTGAGCCGCATTCACCGCATCACAAAATTCACTTTAAAAAGGGCGGCAGAGCAGTCACGGAGTAAAACTGATACCGCCAAACGTCACCAGAAAATTGATAACAGAGGGCGTTGCAGCGGGGTTGCCACTTAAGCGTATGGTCAACCTGACAACCCGGTGTCCTCAACGGGGAAGGAATAACCCCGCCATACTTACCGCCGCGCCATTTCGCGGATTGCCACAACCGGAAGCGCACAGACGAAGATGTCAGTGGTACACAACAAAGGGAGGAATGACTTCGCCGTGCGCTTTCGCGTTATGCCCTGACTTTTCAGGGATATATCCTTTCAGTAAACTGTTTGTGCCGGATTCTTATCCGTGTCCGGCGCACGACCACGCGCTGTCACGTGTGGTCTCCATTCTCAACCAGTAACCTCAATGGAGGATAAAATTAAAATGGTCAGCAAACTAAATTAGACTCGCTGGAAGATTCATTATTAAACAGCGCGTTTAAATTATATTCTTGAATGTTTTGGGGATAACCTTGCTGCTGAGGAAGGCTATCCAAACCATGTCGATGGTTTCGAAGCGATATATCTTTATCTATCCCGTAAACATGGATGGACTATTTCACAGTGTCGTTTAATGCCACTGGATGATATTCGCCTTGCTCTTTCGTTAGAGCTATCAGGGTGGCGACTCCCTGATGATGCAAAGATTGACGACCATCATTCTCACGATGATATAAGTTGTTAAGTTCCAGTAGTTTGGCTTTTGCAATGGCCTCTACAGATTTCCAGAATTTGTGGGGGTCTGTACTCTCTTCCTGTTCGTCAGGAATGTTATTGTCCTCAACAGAAACAGAATACAGTCCGGTAAACGCATCGCGCACATTACGAGCCATATTATCAATGTCTTTTTTCGTTTCAGCTTCTAATGCAACTTCGTTCAGACGTTGACGAAGTGTATGTGCTGCAATTTCTTGGATTTCTTTTGGTAACTCTTTAAATTCCATAGTCAACCTCATCAGTCAGTGTTTCTGGCTAACCAGCGATGCGCGCCAGTTTCGGTTTTAAACGTTTTGCTTTTGGTATATGTCATCGCGGTGAACGTACCGTCCTGGTTGGGGAACACGCCACATACCAGAGATTCGCTGTTGCCAAGATCGATAGTATCCATGCTGACCTCATTTCCCCTTAACGCCGGGGTGGCGGAACAAAAACCTGCTGCATAGTTAAAGTTGAACCCTGCCGTCATGTTCTTACGCCTCGGGCTGGCTACTTAACCCCTGACCACTGCCTGGTAACTCGAAGTATTGCCCTGCGTTCTGTGGGGCGGGGTGGTATACTATAAAACTAAATCTATTTAGTTTTATAGTCAAGCGCGATCTAGATATATTTAAAAAAGGTCGACAAAGCCGACCTCTGATTGAAAAACAAAGTGGAAGCTATAGGCTGAACTGCACACCTTTTGCTACAGCAACAATTTTACATTCAGGTGTCAGTAAGGACGATTGATAGCGAGGATTGAGGGGGCTTAAATACACGAGTTTTCCGTCGATGACTAATTTTTTTATAGTCATAGATGGTTCGTTTGTAAGCGGATCTGGGACTATTACAGCGACGATACTACCATTTTTATATTTTTCTCTAGGCCTCATGATCACTGTGGCACCAACCGGAATGCTTGGCGACCCTGATGGGTTGTGCATAGTGTCATCAGGCATTGAAACGGCAAAATCCCCCTCCTTGACGTCAAAGAATGTGGTGATTCTGTCGGCATTTCCCATAGTTTTCTCTCCTTCTAAAATTAGGAAAGAAATTGCTTCCCCCCATGAAAGATAGGGGATTTGGGTGCCTGAATTGTTCTGCACAAGGGTAGGTTCAGTAGACGATACTCCATATAGGAGATAGGACTCAGTAGTTCCTAGTGCTTGGGCTAATTTACTAAGAGCTTTGCTACCGGGTTCGTTTAGGTCTTTCTCCCAGTACCCTATAGTTACCCCTGTTACGCCAGAAAGCTTGCCCAGTTCGACTTGGGTCAGTCCCTTGTCTTTTCTGAGTCTCTTAAGCCTAATGCCAAGGCTTTCCATCATCATCTCCCGTGAATTGAATATAAATTATTTTAGATTGCATTGACCTAAAAAAAATTATCCTTTAATCTAAAAATACTTAGTTTTAGGAGGGTGAAATGCGAGTTGATGAACTTGTCCAGTTTTTTGGCTCTGTTCAGAGAGTTGCCGATTTTTATGGGATAACCCGTGAAGCTATATACATGTGGCGCAAACGTCCTGGTGAAATAGTTCCCAAGGGGAGGGCCGCGGAAGCTGCCGCATACTCCAAGGGAAAATTATCTTTGAACCCAGAACTTTACAAAAAGAAGGATAACACCTTGAACGAAGGAAAGAATGATTCATGAAAATCAAGCATGAACACATCCGCATGGCTATGAATGCCTGGGCGCGTCCGGATGGTGAAAAAGTTCCGGCGGCCAAGATAACCAGGGCTTATTTCGAACTGGGAATGACGTCCCCGGAACTGTACGACGACAGCCATCCAGAAGCCCTGGCTCGTAATACTCAGAAAATTTTCCGCTGGGTGGAGAAAGACACCACTGATGCGGTTGAAAAAATTCAGGCGTTGTTACCAGCAATCGAAAAAGCAATGCCACCTCTGCTGGTGGCCCGGATGCGCAGCCACAGTTCAGCCTATTTTCGGGAGTTGGTGGAGACGCGGGAACGACTGGTGAGAGACGCTGATGATTTTGTCGCAGTGGCAATCGCCGGTTTCAATCAGATGAATCGTGGTGGCCCGGCAGGAAATGCTGTGGTGATGCACTAAAAGCACGGTGTTCGGGGTTTTTTATGAGCAGCAAGCTTCATGGTCTTGTCTGGGAAGGGTGCGCCTTCACCGGCATGATCTTATCCAGGGTGGCAGTAATGGCTCGCCTTGCAGACTACAGCAATGACGAAGGTGTGTCATGGCCTGCAGTGGAGACCATTCGTCGTCAGATTGGGGCAAAGAGTGAATCAACGGTTAAAGCGGCGATAGCGGAACTGGAAAAGAACGGCTGGCTGACGAAGGAGGAGCGTAAGGTCGGTGGGCGTAATGAAAGCAATATCTACCGCCTTAATGTGGAAAAACTCGAAGCAGCAGCTGAGGCGGCGCGTGAGGCATATAAACCGAAAAGAAAAATTAGCCCGGCAAAAAATGACCCGTTAACAGTTGACCAGTCAAATATTGCCCCCTCAACGGTTGACCCGTCAAATTTTGATGGATCAACCGTTGGTAAAAAACAGCCGGTTAGGGGGGCGATGGTTGGCCCCGATCCGTCAGTATTAAAACCTGATCCGTCAGATAAAAGATCTTTTCGTCCGGAAGCTTCGCAACCGGACCCGCAGACGGCTGAACAGGATTTTTTAACCCGACATCCTGATGCGGTTGTGTTTAGTGCAAAAAAACGTCAGTGGGGAACTCAGGAGGATTTGGCATGCGCACAGTGGATCTGGGGGCGAATCGTGAGTCTTTACGAACAGGCCGCCAGCGATGATGGCGAGATCACCCGACCGAAAGAACCCAACTGGACAGCATGGGCCAATGACGTGCGCATAATGCGGATGCTGGATGGCAGAACTCACAGACAAATCTGCGAAATGTTTGGTCGGGTACAGCGGGATCCATTCTGGGTAAAAAACATCATGAGCCCGTCAAAACTTCGCGATAAATGGGATGAGCTGGTTATCCGTCTGGGGCGTTCGCCTGTACAGCGTTGTGTGAATCATATTTCTGAACCTGACACCGAAATTCCACCAGGGTTCAGGGGGTAG